GCGATTGATTCAGCGAATTTAGTAACATAGATTAACTCATCTTCTTTTCTTACTACACACGATGATAGTAAGTTATCATAAAAAGAATTTGATTTAAACTCTTTAGTTTTGAACTTATCAGCAACTGTTGTTGTGATAGTTTTGATTTCAGAGAATATATGTGTATTAAACTTAGTTACATTCAGTTTTCTTAATAAGCAATCTATATTTTCATTTGAAATTATATTTTGTTTCCAAAGATAATAATATAAATGGATTCTTAAGAGCAGATCGTGTCTATCGTTGAATAGCTCGAATACATTATCAATAGTATGAAAGTCAATATGATCGCGAAGGTGCCATATAGCTGATTCGGAGTTAATGTTACCATCTATCCAGGCATATACTGCACCGAAACGGATTGTGTTTATTGGGCATCCTTTGATGATGTAGTTTCTGGCAAACTCAATTGTATGCCGCTCTGTATCTGAAACGATAGTTTTCGTCTGATTCACTGACATTCCAATATCAGCCATTACAGCTAGATATTTTTCATAACCGCTTTTGCAGTCTTTAATCAGTAAATCATCCCCTACTAATCGATAATTATCAGATGGTACATTACAAAGATGTGATACGATATAGTGATGTGTAAGAGCCATTGTCGGCCATGATGAGAATAATCCCATTCCATTTCCGACTGAGTATTTTACTGTAGAAACTACTTTTTCGAAAGCACTTCCTCTAGTAACATATTCACGGTCTATTAGCTCCAGCCATGCTGATGCTATTTTCTCACCATTATATCCCATTCTTGTATATAATCTAGCAATAATTCTCGATTGCAGGATTCTTGGTAATCTATCTGTCGCCGCTGATAGATCCATAGAATAGAAGTATTGGGCCGATGCTGAATAGATATTTAATCCGCTTTTATGATTGAATGTACAATCTGCAGATAATAATTTCAGCATTTTGAACATGCTAAAATGGATAGCTGAAAGCGCCGTTTGTGATACCCAGTCGGCGACTGCTATCACTCGTGCTTTCATTCCTGGGGCGGTAAATGTTACTAATCGAGAATGAGGAGTCATTTGAAAGTCTTTATCTAATTTTATATTTTCATATAAAGTATCAATTAGAACTTTGAAATCTGAA